AAGAGTCCTCCGTGGGGTGCTCTACTGATAGGGTTTATTCGTTACATTCCCGGCGGCATTCCACCTTGCTGTGATAACAACGCCAAGATTTCTGGTGGCAATTCCTCGCCACCCATTTGTTCTACGCCAGCCTCACTGGGAGCCATACCACCTTGTGGTGGCATCATTCCTTCAGGTGGCATCATTGCCTCTGGTGGTGGAGTCCCCTGTGGGGTTATTTGCTGTGCTGGCATTTGTGGTTGAATAATGAACGAAGCACCCGAACGGATACCAAATCCTTGTTGAAGCACAAAACTAGCCAACTTTGGCATATCAATAATTCCCGCAGAAGCAAATGGCGCCATTGCGTCAACAACCTGCATTGCCATCTGACGACGGAATGATTCGTTAACTGGCTGAGTTGAACCACCCTCTACCTCAAAGTCAAATTCACCTTGAATATAATCACGGTCAAATTCGAGCCAAAATGGTTGTGCTTCCTGTCCAGCAATACGTACAGCCTGCTGACCGGTCATGTATTGCTGTGCAAGGATAACCAATCGTTTTGCAATCTCAGCAATTGACAATTCAACAATAGCCAACTTTTCAGATGCACGAGCATTGGCATTATCTTGAATAATGCCCGCTTCGGTTGCTGTACGCCTAATTTCTGGCAAACCACCACGCATATATTCAGACACACCAGATACACGGTCAATGTCTCCAGAGATGAGGCTTGACTGGTTGTAGAACTCTGGTGGACTGATAACTGCTGGCATTGGTGTAATAACGTTTCCAATACCTTCTTCTGAAATAACTGGAACCATCACGTTATCTTCATCTGACTCCAACGCTGCACGACCATCAGCGTCAAATGCTGATTCCTTGTACAACCACTTGCGTGAGAAACGCTTACGATGGTTCATCATCTGGGTACGAGTTGCGTTCAATTCCTGTTGCAATGGTTCAATTGCTTCCAACTCACCCATTGGGTAAAAGTATTCAGGAATTTCATAGTTACGCAACATTACAAATGGATGACCAAACTTAAATGGTATTTCTGTTGGGTTAATCAAAAACTTGTCCGAACCATCACAGAACACCGACATGGTGTTTCTATCAATGTCATACCATTCCCAAATTTCTACATAAGAATCACTTGGGTCTGTTGAACGACGTGGTGAATAACCATCCTGACCATACTTTGAATAATGCGATGGTGCAGCCTCGTTTCGTGCTACAGAGTTATACCGCTTATCTTTTTTAACATCTAGCAATGGTCTGCGAACTCGCTGTGCAATCCACTTAATGTCATACATTGTCGTAGCATCTGGGTCAACAAAAACATCAAATGGACTAACACGTTCAATAAATGGTCGGTCTTCTTTAATAATAAGTTCCGATTCCATATTTGACTCTGGAGCATCTGAAACAAGTTCGTCGTAAGAATCAAAGTTTGCTTGCGCAACCTTTTCCTCTTCAACAAACCTATAACCAGTCTTAATCCAACCATGCCCAAGAATCAAGAAGTCACGAACTGCACGCTTAAATTCTTTTTGGCATTCGTAATGTCTCCACCAGTAGTTAACAATTGATTCTGTAAGAATTGCCTTGTCACTATCTTCGTATTTACGAGCATTAACCGTAATCTTTGGATAACTAATAGAAACAGACGGTGCAACAACGTTAATTGTTGCAAAAGCAATGTTCACCAACAAACGGTCTTCTTCTGAAACACCTTTGTAATGTTTACCACGATAAAGGTCAATCATCCGTCGCCAAACTTCGTCACAGGCTTCTTCATGCCTCCAGCGACGTGACTGGTCTAACTTGTCACGATACTTTTTAAGAACTTCGCTATTTGGTGTACGTGCCATTATTTGTCCTCTTGTCCTTCGTGCCAGCCAATATGGTTGTCAAGTTTGCTACCAATTTTGTCAACTTTAGTGCCAATCATTTTGAGCAGAATTCGCCCTTCGGCGTGTTGTTCTGTATTTTCTTTCCGCAGTTTTTGCAAAACGACCACGAGGGGTCCCGATATGATTGCAACAACAATCGGTACCCATACCACCTCCATCTCAAATCCAACGACTTCCGACAGGCTCGGCATTGATGCCGGCTTCTTTGGCTACACGAACTTGCTCATCTGCCCGTTCTTTGACAGTTGGGCCGTGAAAGTCCTCTTGACCGTAGGTAAATCCTAGGCGAATAGTCTTAATATGGCATTTGAAGCAAATTGAGCCACGACGAGGTAATTCATCTACCACAAACGTCGTCAAACACTCTAAACAGCGGAATTCTTTCATAACTATACGCCTAGTTCGTTACTCCCGTACATTGAAGGCACCAATAGGTGATTTGGGTTCTTGTTTTTCTTTCATTATAAACTTTTCCCACCACCCAAGTGTGTTCTTAACTGGCGCTGGGTCATAACGATATTCTGGAAGCCAAACATACTTAAGCATCTGATTGCCAATGGCTAAAGACATTACACGGTCGTCATGCGGGGAGCCATGCATCTTGCCATTGGCTTCACGCACAAAAGTGCGTAATTCAGCAATAGTGCTTTTATCATAAATGAGTATTGATTCGTCTCGCACAGCAGCGTTAAGTTCATCAATGGCTAAAGGCTTAGAAACAGCAGTTGTTCTCCAACCCATAGTGTCACTAATCTGCGGGTTTCTGCTATTCATTTTTCGTTGTCGGTAAATGTTTCTATATCCGACTCTTTGCAAACCTTTAATGGTTGTCAAACCATGGTTGTTGGACTCAACCCCAATAAGAGCATGGTTGTAGTAATAACCTAAAGCCCTAAGAATTACTTCACCAAAAACGTCTGGGTCAACGTGACCATGCCATTGGGCAACCAATAGTCCCGTATTGGCTGAAATGATGTGGGCTGAACTAAAGTCACCATGCCCAAGACCTTCAGCAACGTCAGCACCAATTACATAAATCTCTTGACTATCTGGTAACTCCCAAATTGAAAGTTCTCCACCATCTTCAATAAATGTGTAATGGTTTCTACCAATTTCATTTTTGAGATAACCACGCTTTGGTTCAATTGGTTCAATATTTCGCAAAGCCTCAATATCAAATACAGGACGACCAGAACGAATAAACGCTTCATCTGGATTATCCGGATACTCCTGAGCCAACTGCCAGTCAGGAAGGTCACGCTTCTTAGCCTCATACCAGTCTTCGTCACGGTCTCCAGCAGACCATGGAAAGAACACACCAGTAAATCGGTTTGTGCTAGTTTGTGAACCAACCCATAGTTGGTGAAAAATATTGCCCTCACCGTTGGCTGTGCTCAAACAGATAACACGACCACCAACGTCAGCAATAGGTTCAATAGATGCCCACGCTTCTTCAGCGTTGGGCAAGAACGCCATTTCGTCAATGATTACTCGATACACAGATTCACCACGAGCAGGGTCATTGCCAGATGGTAGGGACTCAATGGCAGAATCATTAGCAAACACCATCTTTAACTGGTTGTCTGAGAGTAGGTCTGGTCCACGCACACGCATCCACGCAGGCATCATCTTGTAGCCATACTTGGTCTTCTGCAACAACTTGGATGCTTCACGCTCGGTACGTGAAAGCATGACCGTAAAGCGGTCAGCCCAAAAGAATGTTTCCCAGAATGTAAATGCAGCAGCCAGAGTAGAGAACCCAATCTGTCGTGCCTTCAGAACAATACTGTAGCGAGAGTCAATCCAAACCCGCACAGTTTCTTCTTGCGCTTCACGCAATACAAACTTAATACGACCCCGCTCAGGGTGTCGAATCATCCAATGGGTAGCACAAAAGTGTGAAAATGCAGCCACCAATTCCTCGGTGGTTGCACCCTCACGACCTTTGCATTTCCTCCACTCCTTCTCATTGAGAAGGTCAGTGAGTTCCATTATGCCTTCTTAGCGGCTACTTTCTTGGCTGCAATCTTTTGAGGACTTGCACCAAATGCTGCATCAATTTCATCTTTGGTGAGAACACCATCAATGCTTGCTTTTGCAAGTTGTTCTGCAACCTTGAAAATGGATACTGCGCCAGCGATAAGAGCCGACTTCCATACTTCTAGGTCTGGAGCGATAATTGCAGCACCAGTCACCACGCCGAGGGCGTTGGTGAGGAAAAGTGCAACAATTCTACCTGCAATATCTTTTGCCTTATTCATTGTTCTCCTTGAACATTACGCCGAGTAAATGGATTATCACGGCTATTACGGTGATTCCCCAACCCAAAACCTTGGTCTGCCCAGACAGCGTGATGAGCACCATACCGGTGCCTGCAAGTGTCCAAGTCAAAGCATGGATTTCGGATAGGAGTTTCTTCACGCTAATAGCCCAATTCGTTACGGCTTGCGTGAGGACACAGCAATTGCTGTAGCACCTGCGGCCACAGCAATCAGGGTGCGACGGGTATCTACTGGCACAGAAGACCCCAGAGGCACGTAGTCACCAAAGTCGTCGGAGAAGATGTCAATGGTTTCTTCAAATGCTTGTCGCACCTCTAGGGGTGCGGACTGGACAGCCTCTGTAACCGCATCCTTTTCCTCTTCACTTATTTCGGTCACATCCAAGGACTCAAAGATTTCAACAGCCTGCTGTGGGCTCACAACCGACAGCACCTCTGGGCTGGTCGCCAAAGCGACAGCCTGCTCAGGGGTGGGTGGTTCTTCCTGTGCCAGAATCTGGTCAACAACCTGCTCTACCTGTTCAGGGGTAAGTTCCTCAAGCACGGCAACAAGTTCTTCTGTGGTTGTGGCTTCTTCAATCAAAGCCTCTACTTCTTCTTCAGCCAATGGCTCTAAATCTGGCTCTAAATCTGGCTCTAAATCTGGCTCTACCGTTGTGCTAGTTTCTTCAGGTGCTTCAGATGTTGTGGTCACTTCCTCAGTTGTTGTGGTCACTTCTTCAACTGTCGTGGTTGTTTCTTCTGGAAGCGTCTCCTCTGGAATGGGTTCCTCTTCTACTGGCTCTGTGGTGGTTGTCGTTGTTTCTTCAGGCTCTTCGGGAACGTAAATTTCAACGGGTGCTGGAAGAGTTGAACTTGTTGTTGTAGTACTCGTCGTTGACGATGTTGTAGTCGTCGTACTTGTCGTCGTTGTCGTATTTGGCACCGTCGTTGTGGTTGTCGTAGTTGAAGTAGATGTTGTGGTCGTCGTTGTACTCGTACTTGATGTTGAGGTTTCTGGAACTGTCGTAGTAGTCGTGCTGGTGACAGGGACAGTCGTTGACGGGACAATAGTAGTAGTTGTCGTCGTCGTTGGGGTTGTGGATGTTGTTGTAAATTCCCATAGTGAAAGATTACTTATCTGTAAGTGACCCGGTCCGCAACACGTGTCAATTGAATATTGCCTAAATGTAAATATATCCCCAGCAACTACGGGCACAGTCAAAGACCCTGACGCCGTGTTTTGCCTTGTTATCAATGTGTACGCACCGTTAATGCCATATTGTGGCGGGTCGTAGACCCAGCCATCAGTAGTCCAATAAGACCAATCAAACGAAACTGTGTCTACATCATCTGGAATTGTGGTCTCAATTTTTGTCCAATGCGCTGCACCAGAACAACCACTATTATTTGGACCAGTAATCAGAATCGAGTCTTCTACGACCTCAACAGAACCTGAGTTGACACAAGACTGAGATGCTGTCCAATCTCCAAGTCCGTCTGCTTTTGCGACGGTTGACCATAATGCTAGTAACGCTACTGGAACAAAAATTATCCAGCGTGAACTGCGACCCACATTATTCAGGTATTACAGATGAAACAGGTCTAACAAACTTGTCATTAGCACTATCGTAAGTCCAACCAATACCTGCATAGGTGTCACGAAAGTTTGAATTGTAAGAAGTTTGCAACCACTCAC